TGGTGCTCGGAGGGGTGGCTGTTGAGTAATACATCGTGTCATACCTAGCAGCCGAAACCAGTCCGACTTGGTAAAACTTCGTTGTATTGATGATGTCAACAATCTTGAATTTGGCTGTTGAGCCAGTCAGAGTGTAATTGTCGGTTTGCCCAGAAACCAAGGTGACATTGACAGCAGTATTCAGGGCAGACCAGTCAAACGCATCATTGACTTGCCGCTTTGCGTCATTAACAAACTTGCCAACCAGTGTTGATGTCGTAGTCTGAGAGACAGTCGTAACAGTAGTCTCACGCATACGAGTGAGAACATCGTTTACGATTTCAAGATATGTCGGCAGAGCCATTGATCACCTCTTTGCCTTGTTTCTTGCAGAAATCGCCTTGGCTTTCGCCTTAGCATCTGCTTTTGAGCTTGCGCCCCAGGCTTTGAGGGATAGGAGTAGTCTTGTCGGCTCACCATCTTTATACTCAGGCCCAGGCATATTGCCCATTCTTGCCAAGAAGGAGGCCCGTCGAGGGTTGTCGCCGCTTTTAACTGGAGGCTTCAAATTGCCCCCTGTTGACGCATTATAAGAGGCTCTGCCCTTGGCATTCAACCCCCCACTAGCAGATTTCCCCTCTTTTCTTTGCCATGCAGGGGTCTTCATTTCTTCCTCGCCGCCCGAATGTTATCCACCATGTTTGGATAGGGGCGACCAGCCGCTTTTGCCATCTTTTTAGCCGCCGCTTTCTTGGCTGGAGTAAGGGGCTTAGAAGCGCCTAGCGACTTAGGACGCTTTTGCTCCCAAATCGGCTTCATTTCATGCCCTTTTTCTTGGGCTTAGACATCCCAGCTTCAGACAAAGCAATGGCAACCGCCTGCTTACGAGACTTCACCACGGGGCCTTTTTTGCCAGAATGCAAGGTTCCTTCCTTGTATTCCCGCATCACTTTGCCCACTTTTTTCTCTGCTTTCGTCATTTTCATGGTCAATCCTTGGTTATAGGCCCACCAGACTTCCAAGCATCACAAGTACGGGCCGAAGCACAGGTGAATTGGAACAAATCGCAGTATCCAAGGTCGGCAGCCTTCACGAATTGCTCGTCATAGCTCAATTCGTTGCTTTTTTCGTCTTTTTCCAGCCCAGAAACGATACATTCCATCATTTTTGGGGTCTGAATGAAGGCCGCACAGTTACCACAACGCATTCCTTTGATGGAATCCGTAGGAGCGTTATACATTTTGGCTTTTTTCAGCCAGAAAGCCTCATTAGGCTCGTTAGGGTTAGGAGGGCCGTAGCCATACTCCTTGAAAGCATGGTTTCTGTTCTTCAGGTTGATATGCACATCCTGAGTTGCAGTAGGGCAAACCACCCCTGAGAGCAGACCTTCTTTCATTTGATCAGCTTTCCAGTCACAAAAGTGACTATGCCCCCAATAAAGGAGGCCATTGCCATTCCCATCCAAAGCCCACCCTTGCTCTTATTGGCAAGTGCAAGCAGTTTCTTTACATCATCACGGAGTTCAGACACATCTCTTTGAAGCTGACGAACTTCAGCCTCAAGTTGACCAAACTCACGAGCATCAATCTCCGACATTTGCTACCTCTTTGCGTGGACGACCAAGTTTCTTCCTTGGAGGCACAGGCGCACTGAAAGCAGTGTCAGTCCTAACAGCATCATGATTGACTAAGGGTTTTTCCTCATTAGTCTCTTCATCTACCAGCACATAGTCAGGATGACCTCTCATGCTATCAATGTCATGCTGAAGTGTAAAAGTTACGGTCTGACCGCTTCTCTTGCAGCGAAATGTTGCCATGAAAGCCTCTGATAAGAGAAGGGGGGTTATTAGCCCCCCTATTGATTAAGCCAGCGAACGGGCAATCACGATTCGCAGTGTGCTTGAAGCCAAGTCCACAGTCGAACCAGATTCGTTCTGGATGCGGAATTTGACGGTATTGGCTGCGCTGACATAACCAGTCACAGTCAAACCTACCAAATCAACACCCAAAGATGCGCCAATCACCATATCGCCAAGAGCAACACCAGCGACAGTTACATCATCGGTTTCACCAGCGCCATCAGCCAATGAGCCAGCATCCAAAGTTGCCTTGACAAGCCAAGTGTCAGAGAACAGACCACGGAATTGGTCATTACCACGACGGGTAGTTACAGAAGTTGCGGTTGCCATTTTTCATTCCTCCAATTACAGGTTAAAAAAAGACCACCCCCCGCCCGTCAGGGAAGGGGATGGCAACTGCAATTAGGCAGGAACAGCCAGAGCGAAGGCGCTGGAAGACAGAGCCGCACCAGTTGTAGCCGCAGTACGCATTGCTTTCACGCCGTACAGAGTATCAGCGGTCAGCAAGTTTGCAAGGTATTCTTGCTTGTACTGGGTCTGGGTACGAACACCCATCTGCTCAACCAGAACCATCGAATCACGATGGCCCATCAAGCAGATACGGTCAGCGCCGCTGTTACCAGCGCCGAAGTCGGCATTGCTGGTCACAAACACGGGGATGCCGTACAGGTTGCCGATCTCACCATTGCGGATAGCGTTGCCGTCACCCACAAAAGCCTGCTCGGTGTAGCGAGCCAAGCCCATCAGGGTGTTGCGGCTCGACGGGGGGATGATGAAGAAACGACCATCCATCGGCACATCGTTGTCGTCCAGACGCTGAATGGTGCGGCGGATAGCGGCATCAGTCAGGGCAGAAGCGTTCGAAGTGGTCGAGTTGTAAGCAGTCGTGCCATCACCGCCAACATAGGCTTTGGTGGTCGAGTTGCTGGTGGCGTAGTCATCAGTGCCAACGGTAGCACCGTTGAAAGCACGACCCAATTGCACCAAGTCAGCGTCGATCTGCTTTGCCAGGGCGTAACCAGCGTCTTCCGTGTAGAAAGAACGCAGGCTGGTCAGGGCTTGCACTTCAACGATGTCTTCGATCAAACGGCTGTATTCGTAGTGCTTGTTGATGGAAACTTGCACTTCGGTTTCAGTCGCAACGATCAAGGTCACTGCATTGGTGGCAGTCTTGGCGTTGGCGCTACCACGGGTGGGCGCGGGGACATGAACGGTGTCGCCTTTTTTGCCCTTGAAGTTCATGCGCTTGACGAGGTTCGCCATCACAAGGTTCTTCTTATAGGCGGCAACAATCTCATCACTCCAAATCTCAGGAATGAAAGTTGCTGCGGTAGTGGTCGTTACACTGTTTGCTGGGTTAAAAGCTGTTGCCATGATTCAATCTCCAAAAAAAGTTACTTCACACGACCCTCTTGGTAAGCCTGCATGATCTCATCTGAGAGTGCCTCATACCTTCCAGGGTCAGTCATCTTCAGCCGAATAAGGTCGGCCCGTCGGTAAACTCGCTTTGTAGACTCTCCAGTACCACCACTGTCAACTCCAACAGCCTTTAGGTTCTGCTTCCTAAGTTGCTCTCCAGCATTCTCAGTCTGCTTTGCCTTCACGCCACGAAGCTGCTTATAGGTGGAAAGCAGTTCATTAGCCGCCTCAAAGTCATACTCAGCATCAGCTCTGGCAAACAAGGCTAGGCGCACTGAAGAGCCTTTAACCCAATCTGCAAAGCCTTGGTCTTTCACAATCTCGCCCATGTCTGGGTGAACTTGCGATAACCTTTGCTGAGTCTGCATCTTCCTGAACTCGGAAGCCGCTTGACGGGCCGCCAATACATCAGGATGCTTCTCAACAGTCTTCTGAACAGCCTTCTGAGGATTCTCAAAGAAATCTACTTCAGGCTCTTCCTCTTTAACCACTTGTTGCTTGACACCGAGGTTCTGTTTGATGAGTTCATCAGCAAGTTTGCGAACTTCGCCAACCTCTTGAGCCTGCTTACCAATCAACTTTTCAGCCTCTTGGTGCATCCTTACGATGTCTTCTAGGGACTTACCCCGATATTTCTCGGGAATCTCTGAAGTTGCTGGCTCAACAGACTTTTCTAGGGTCTGTTCTTCAATCTTGATTTCCTCACCCAACTTCTCGTCTTCATTGTCAACTAGCATGGTTTTTTCCTTTTCCTGCCGTTACGGTTCTAGGAGATATGAACTCGACAACACCTTGTTTATGAGTTCGCTTTTTGCTCCGCAGCCAACTTTTCACGATGTATGCGGTCAAACTTGTTAGCCGCACCTGGGAAACTCCCAGACCATCCTTCCAACTTGATTGCTGGAGCACTTAGTTTGCGTACTGCGGAGTTACCGCAGGCATTACACTGGACATCGACTGTCTCATAACCAGTCAGTTTCTCAGTGACATGGTGGCATTCACCACACACAAATTCATACATTCTTTTCATTCAGTTCCTCATAAGCTCGTTCGCTGACCTCTTTCAAGGTTTTCAGCCAAGTCAAGATAGACAATTCGCCTTTCTTGTACATGAGGTCTTTCTCATCCTGAACTACGGATATATTATTCAAAGCGTTTACCATGTTGTCAATATCCTCAAGTAAATCTTTCCATCCTTGAGTCGCCATCATGGAAAAACGATCTTCATAATACTTTTGTAGTTCAGGGGTCATTTTTCTTCCGTTTAAGGCTTAACAGGCCAAGTAACAGACCAAGGGAATCCATCTTGAGTCGTTACATCACGCAAGGCTTGACGATAAGTAGCCCAAGCAGTTTTATCAACAGGCGCATCAGTTAGTTGCGTCCAATCACACTCAGACAAACGCTTAGTGCGGTCATCACGAACAGACTTAGCCTGTTGTGCATCTAAAGCCGCTTTAGCTTCATCGTCCATGTCGGACACGGAATACTTGGTGAACCACTTGCCATTGATTTGCTCTACGCCATCACGGAATCCAACTTGATAGCGTGATGGTTGCGCTTGTGGGCCTTCAAAGACCACATCACCACCAAAGTCGTTGATGATCTGTTCTGTCAGTTGGACAGGGAATCCCGTGTTGGGGAACATGGCTCGGAACTCGCTGTCCGTTACCACTTGTCCTGATTCTCTGATTCTGATTTCCATTGATTGCTCCTTATGCGTAAGCCCATTGGCCCTGAAAGTTGTTTTTGCAGCGCCACATAACCGTTGCTCGCTTGACTCCGGTTGCAGCCTCACATTCTGCCGACGTATCGAAAATACCGGCTGGCGTCTTGTATTGTTTACCAAGACGAGCAGCAGCAAGCGCCTTCACATGAGCGTCAGACTTCGCTTTGCCTCGTAAAGCAGCGCCAATTTTTGCTGCCCAATCAGAAGGTCGAGAAGCCCCAGCATGAGGCAATGCGCTGTTTGCTTCGACGGTGTCGCAGTAAACATTCCACACGGCATAAGGCCCGATGTCTTTATTGCGACACATCTGAAAGCAGCCAGCTTTCTTGCCACGCAATTCCCATTTTCCTGTATCAAGCCACCACTGCTTCCATTCCTCAAAGGTGAACAGAAACTCTATGCCCCTGCGTTTGGCATCAGCTTTGCTGCGTGTGTAGCCTTGGCGGAATTTGTCTTTGGTCATATCAGGCCACACTCAGAAAAATGTAGGAGGCACCATTGATGTTCACGTTGTTGCCAGCGTTACTGCTCAACTCAAACCCGGCGCTATAGGTATCAACCCAATCCGTTGTCGTTACCTCAGCAGCAGTCGTATTTAAAGTGAGGTATGGGTCTGTGGAAGCAACGATGCCTCGGGCAGAGTCCCAGATGTACCAAGCACCCGTAGAGTCTGTGCGCTTAATTAGAACTAGCCTTGCTCCCCCAGTAAAACCGCAGTCAATCTGGAGTGTTGTCCCTGTGCCTGTGTACGAACCAACCTTGCTTACGCCAGGGCAGGAAGCAAACAGGTAAGCCACATAGGTTGAACCAGATGTACTGTATGCGCCTCCAGCAACATAAAAAGTGGAAGCAGTTGGTTGAGCATACAAGTTGATGCCGCTAGAGTAATTTGTAGTTGCTCCAGCAGTAGTGCTATTCAGCGTGAAATATGTATGCTGAGTAGAAGTAAAATTGGTTTCGTACGCCCAATCACCAGTACTGTTTCTTTTCTTCAAAATAATTGCTTCTGGCGCTACTTTCAGGTTATGGCTTAAAGCCATGTCATTGTCCGTCCCCGTGTAGCAGACCACATCCATGAAAGATGGGGCACGTTTAAAGAACCAGTTTACAAAAGTAGAAGGTGAATAATTTGTTTCTGCATCTCCTCCCAAAGAAACACCATTCATAACAGTGCCAAAAGCATTTACCCCTAAACCAGCCTCCGCAAAACTTGCGCTTGATCTTAGATATAAAGCACCTCCCGCAAGACGATTTATCCAAGATGGAGCAGTACCCGCTATATTTGTTCTAGGTTGAACAATAAACAAATCAACAGGAAATCCAGTTGTTACAGTGG